ACTCATTCGCCTTGCTCCTTAACCAAAAGGTATATTTGATGCTTCAGGTGCCAGTTTTCGGTTTTGAGCCTGTCAATTTCAGCCAGCAAGGTTTCCACCTGACTACATGTGGCACCGCACGAACACTTGTCTATCATTTGCTTTGCTCCATTCGGTAATAAATTTTTTCGGCTTTGCGGGCCATTTCTGCAATTTCTCGCAATTCATCAGGTGTCATTTTTTTATCTTTGCACTCAACCAGGCGATAAATGCCGACTATGTGCTGGCTGACCTTTAGAAGTTCGCTCATTATCTAAACCTCATTCTTAGCAGCTCGCGAATATCCATGTCCATCATTTCATTAAAACCGGCGTTGTCGTCTTCCTCAACAACCGGGCGGTCGCCATACTCATCGAAATGTTCTTCCATGTCGCCTGCCAAATTGCAAAGCTCTGTTGCCATGGCCCTGATGCGTTTTGCCAAATCCTGCGGAACGTGCGATTTCTCGCCGAACTTTTGCAGGCAAAACCCCGCGTCATTGATTTCTTCTAATGCCAGGCTAACTTGATCTTGTGTAATGTCCATTTTCCTCTCCCGTTTGTGGAATTTTTATTATAATTCATCCCCAAACAATAAGTAAACTATTTTTTTTACAAACTCTATTTATTTCTGCCTCGATTTACGCTTATAATGAGCATTCACAAACAGGAGATACCCATGGAAACATTGAAAGAATACGTCGACAAATCCCCAATAAACCTCAACAAAATCAGCTGGATGACTGGGATTGGCAGGCCCACAATGGAATACTGGATTAAGAACAACTATGTTTTTGTCGAAACCGACGATCTCGGGATTATCGAGAAGATGGTTATCAGAAAACCTGAAAAGGTGGTCTGGGAGGCGGCAAAGTGATCAAGCGAGCGCCTCGCTCGAATCACTATACGGTCTTGAACACGGCGACCTTCAGCCTGGCAATGCCTGCTGAGTGCCTTGGAGTGTACTTGTATCTGCTGAGCAAGCCGGATCATTGGTCAGTATCGCCAGTGCAGCTTGCCAAGCACTTCGGTTGCTCTCATGACCGGATGTACAGGATCATTCGAGACCTGCTGGCAGTGTCCTATAACGGTGAGGCGATCTTAACCAGGTCTGGCCAGGCCGTGAAAGGGTCCAAGGGTTTTGCGACGGCTGAGTACACCGTTAAGGAACCTGCCTCGGAAACAGCGTTTACGGAAAATTCAGATACGCTGGAACCCGCAAAAACATTGACCGAAACGGAATTCGACCATGAAAAGAAGCCAGCGTGTACGGGTTTAACGCATGCGGGTTTAGCGTATACGTTAAAACCCACACTAGAAATAACTGACTTTAAGAAACTACTGATAGTAGAAAAAAGAAGCGCGGTTCCCGCTGAGGTATATCAGCTCGGCATTGATCCAGAATTGTGGCTTGAGTACATGGCGACAAGAAAACGGGTTAAGGCGACATCGACCCCAAGAGCAATACAAACCCTTATCAACAAAATAAAAAAGCTGGCTGATGCCGGCAATAACCCGATAGACCTTGTGGAGGACGCAAATGCAAACGGCTGGAAATCTGTCTATGCACGCAATGCAGCAAATGAGCCGCGAAGCGCCAGAGAGCTTGCGACAAACAGCAACTGGTGATCGCAAAGACATCATCAACCATCTTTTTGGCTATTTGAAAGTTGCCTATCCGAACTTTTTGAAAGGCCAGGACGAGATACCAGCCAAGCGGCTTTGGTACGTGCAGCTGGAAAAATACACTGCCGACCAGGTCAAAGCGGCGTTGAGCTTGGCAATTGATAGGCACCCGACCTTTCCACCGACCATTGGAGAGTTCAAGGCACTGCTGAAAGACGCTCGACGAATCAAGCCTGGTCAGATGATAAGCCTGGCTCCGATCTGCCCGGCTTGTCACTCGCTCAGAAACACCCAACATCACCTGAATATTTGTGGAGACAAATAAAATGGATTTTGAAACAGCAGAGCAAATCCGAAAAGAATACGAGGGCAAAAAGGTTAGGCAATGGCAGCTGGCAGAAAAATACGGGTTAAGCCCGCTTAAAATCAGCAGGATTGTCAACCAGCGATTGTTTGCAATCAATAATGTGCACGACGATCAAAACAACTGCAAACTAACTGAACTAGATACCGCCCTGGTTAGAAGCAAATGGAATAAGACGCTGAAAATTGGCGCGAGTAAATGAAAGCCGAGGAAATATATTTTGTCATTAGAGACCAGGAGCAACGCGAAGGTGTGATGCGGTTTATTTCTAACTGGGAGCTGGACTGCCCGGCAGAGGTGATTATCCGCCCAATGTGCAAAGACAGGTCAGCAAATCAGAACCGACTGCAATACAAGTGGTTTTTGGAGGCTCAGCAGCAGGGAGACATGAAGTCTTCCGAAGTGCGAGCGTATTGCAAGCTGCATCTTGGCGTGCCAATCCTGAGGCGAGACAGTTCAGAATATCGGGAAAAATACGACCGGCTGATAAAACAGATGGGCTATGAACAGAAGCTGGAATTGATGGTTGAGCCTTTTGAGTTTCCCGTGACTTCTGCAATGAGCGTGAAACAGCATGCCGAGTACCTCGATGCGGTATGCGTACACCTGACCGGCAAAGGTATCAAGCTGACAGACCCGTCAGAATACGGCCTTGACAAGTGAGCACTCCCAGGGAACCAGGATGGAAAAACAGAACCCACCCGGTTAGAGAATTGACGCTTGAACAAATCAAAGAGTACTACCGCAAAAAAAGGACCGACAATCAATGGCAGAAAATCAAGCCAAAATGAAAAAATGCAAAATATGCGGTCAAAGTTACGAGAGCAAATTCTCATCATTTCAGAAAACCTGCAATCAGGTCGAGTGCATGGTCGCCTGGGGCCAGCAAATCAAAACCAAAAAGCACAAAGCCGAAACTAGGCTGATGAGGAAAACGGCACAAGATAATGACAGGCCATATTGGATAAAAAAAGTACAAACCGAATTCAACAAGTGGATCAGAATTCGCGACAAGGCATTGCCGTGCATATCTTGCCAACGCCATCACTCTGGTCAGTACCACGCCGGACACTACAAATCTGTCGGTTCATCGCCGGAATTACGCTTTAACGAACTGAACTGCCACAAACAATGCTCGCCATGCAACAACCATCTCTCAGGCAATATCACAAACTATCGAGCAAATTTAATACAGAAAATCGGTATTAGTCAGGTACAATGGCTCGAAGGCCCGCATTTACCAGCAAAACACACCATAGACGAGCTTAAGCACCTGCACGTCAAATATAAAACCATCAACGGGGCGGCAGATGTCTAACGTCATAAACTTGGACCCAGTCAAGGCCGAAATGATTTTGATACTCAGGCAAAAAATTGCAGATGTATCATCCGGTGATATAAGCGGCCTGATGATCATCAGCGAATACAAGGACAAGCACACCTTGGAAATGCCGGGTTACTTTTACAGCGACGAGGATTCAATTGCACGGCTGGTCGGGAGAATGCAGATAGTGCAGCACTTTTTGGTCGGGCTAACTTTCCAAAACGGGAACAATGAAGATGATTGACTCTAACTTGCTAGACTACTGCGCAACAGATCGTCAAAGACAGATCATCCAGGCCGTTATGGAGCACGGCAGCAACAACAAGGCCGCCAAAGCACTGGGCGCGAATCGCAGATGGGTCGATGAGACCGTTCTGCGAGTAAAAGGCCATGCCGCTCGGCAAGGTTGGGGGCCAGAGTATGATCTGACTCACCAGATCGCTCCAGGTCAGATACTGCGCGGTGCCAGCACGCTGTACGGCGCTGACGGACAAGTGAAAGTCCAGTGGGTCAAAACTCAAGCCGACAAAGAATCCCAGATGCAGATGCTGCGAGATGCCGTATCGGCCATTGCTGGTGATATTAAACCATGGGTTCCTATTGCAGCGCCGACAATCAATGACGAAGACCTAATGGTGGTGATCCCGGCAGGCGACCCGCACATCGGGATGTACGCCTGGGCCGAAGAATCTGGCCATGACTTCGACGTTGACATTGCCAGAGCCGATCTATGCGGAGCAATGCAGTACCTGTCCGACAACAGCCCGCCTGCTGAGACCTGCATGATCCTCAACCTCGGTGACTTTTTCCACGCCGACAACGCTCTGTCCCGCACCAAGTCAGGCAACGTGCTCGACACTGACACACGATGGAGCCGAGTAATGCAGCTTGGCATCCTGACAATGGTCGACTGTATCGACATTGCCCGCAAAAAGCATAACAAGGTGATCGTTCACAATTTGATCGGCAACCACGATGAACACAGCAGCCAAATGCTGGCGCTGTGCTTGCAGGCCTGGTTCCGCGACGAACCCAGGGTTGAAATCAGGCCAACCATTGCCAAGCACACATATGAGAGGTTCGGCTCCAACTTAATCGGCATGACGCACGGCGACACCATCAAGCGCGGCGGCGTTGGCCTTGACAGCCTTATGGCAGCAGACCGCGCCAAAGACTGGGGCGAGACTACTCAGCGATACTGGTACACCGGTCACATACATACGACGAACAAAGCCGAGCTGTCTGGCGGCGTTATTTGGGAGAGCTTTCGCAACCTGGCTCCCAATGACGCCTGGCACCAGGGCCAAGGTTACAGGTCAGGGCGCAACATGACGGCCATCGTGCTGCACAAGGACCACGGTGAGGTTGCCAGAGCGACCTGTGATATTTCAATTGTCAGGGGGAAATCATGAGCGCATTAGACAAGCAAGTGGGCGGCAGTCATTACAAGGACATGGCCATACAGCCCATTGAATACATCCACAAAAATGGCCTGGGGTTCTGCGAAGGCAACATTGTTAAGTACATTACCCGCTGGAAAACCAAAAACGGCATCGAGGATTTGAAAAAGGTCATTCATTACGCCGAGCTGCTGATACAGATGGAAAATGTTTTGGAGGATATAAAGTGAGCGATCAAGATTTGGTTATTGATTCAGTGCTGAAATCCATCGCCAGGTATCAGATGG